ACTCTTTTAATGGTTTGGTAATCAAATTTGGACTTTCCATCCCAGATAACCTTCTTTTTTCCGATGCTATGAAACTCGCGTAAATCCTCATCATTCATCATTTTAGGGCTCCTTTGTTTACTATCTTGTATTGTTTTAAGTCTACAATATTGTCTTTATTGATATTATAATGGTCTATCACTTGTTGGATCTTAGGCATCTTAACGTGTGCCCAGGGCCATAGCATTCTGCAGACATAGTACGCATCTCTAAAAGTGCAACGCCATTTCCATTGCATCAAATATTTAGTTCCGTCTTTGCGTAAGCCTTTGCGTGGCTTACGCACGACAGTTCCGCGTCCTAATACTTCGTGGACCCAACGTATAACAGACTCGTCCGTCATAGTTATTTCCATACTAATTCGTTGTGACATAGATGTTCTGTAACCTTTGCCATTATGTTTTTTCTTTTTCTCCGTACGCTTTGCGTAATAGATACTGCCTTCTCCGTCAAATAGCCCAGCGATGTAGGCTCTGTCTGTTTCAGCTATCATTTTTTTGGTGTCTTTGCCATCAAACATTTTACATCTCCCATTCCATGAATCTCAAATCTATAAAATTTCATTACTTCAGAAATTAAATCAAATTTATATTGAGTGTGATTATTAAATACAAATCGTGAGTGAGGTGCTGCTCTTTCAGCAAACCACACAGCTTGTGTCATTATATCTTGTGATTTAGTTGAACAATCAAAATGCACAAATGCAAATGTCATGTCTTGGTGGTCCGGATGAGACATAAATAATCTTTCCGTCATGTTTGCTAATCTAAATTTACCTTGATTAGAATAATCTAACAAATCACTAATTAAAGTATCTCTTGTATTGTCTGTGTAAGAATCTATTCCAATGTGCATATAACTATTTATAACATTATCCATAATAATTTTAGATCCCATACCCTCTCCAACACCGATCTCACATGAATAGTATCCATCACAATTAAAATTACTCGACCATTTTCTTAACAAATCATAGTCGCTACTATTTCCTCGTATCATTTTCCTCCTTGTTCCACATTCGTAACAAACCTATTACGAATGCATATATTAATAATATTACTCCAATTGAAACTAACAAATCTATCATGCCGTCCTGTAAATTTTTTTGTTAATTAATTTTTCGTTGACTTTAAAATCTTTATTGAACATCAACTGCCAACCCACACCCAGTGCAAACTCAGGGTCTAATAAATCTTTGGGGTTACAATTAAATACTTCAGCAAGTTTATCTAATAATTTTAAACTTACCTTTCTTTGTCCCTTTACAATTCTAAAGACTACGGATTGTTCCATGTTTAACTCGTCAGCTAATCTTTTGTAAGTCAAACCATATAGGCCAACTAATGTTTTTAAATTAGTAGCCACTATAAAATCACTAGTCATCATAGTTTAAACACCTGTAGTTCTTTTAATTTTTCTTGAGCATCTACAATTTTTTGCATAAGTTTATCTATCTCTTCTATATGCTGCGGATGTTCTCCAATACCAACAGAATTATCTAGATATATTTTTATAGTTGCATCTGCCTCTGATATTTGTGCATTATATCGATCTTCTAACGCTTGTAGTATTGCTTGTCTCATATTACTAACCCCACTATGAGTCCAACAATAAAACCTGATGTAGCAAAGACTATCTCGCTTCGATAGTATAAACTCCAGGCAGACAATTGTTGTTTCCATTTTTTATTGTTAATAAAAAATTTATTGAATAGTATCATTGTCTTCTTCCTCCTCTACTTCTCCTTGATTGTTGCAAAATTCACAGTCAGCCCATTGTTCTTCATGTGCTTGATCAAATGGCACTCGTATAAATCCGTTGCCATTACAAACTTTGCATATTTTTTTTACCATCTGCCAAACCTTTGACCACTTGCAAAACTATTAGTTGCTTCTGGTTCTTGACAACAGGTTATTGTAGCACCATAATGAAGTTGTGGTGGATACCTATCTTGTTTTGTATACCAAGACAATTTTGAATCCTCCCATTGTTCTTCTCTCAACTTCAGCTCTCTTTCTTTTATATCGTTAGCTCTTTTCATTTCGCTTACGATTGCTTTCAACATGTTTATCATGCGTTCTCCTTTCTATTAAAAAACTGCTTTGCTTTCATTCTTATGTATTGATGGTCAAACCCAGCGTACTGGCACACCAAAGCAAAATCTCTATTAGGCTCTAGAAAATAATTTCTAGCTGTTTGTGTAAAGTAATCATTACCCGGGTTACCGTAATTTTTATTACGCCATTGTGAACCCAATGCGTCCTCCAGGGCTACGATTAACACATTACGCCAAAGACTTTGCTCTGAATTCTTCCTGTCTCCAATGACGTCAATCGCCCTTGGAAACACGCTTTGTGATTTTGCCATTTAACTTCTTCGCTTTCTCGTCTACTAACATTCTAATCACCTGCGCTCTTGATAAAATGATTCCTGGTGCCAGTACCTTGGTCAGCTTATCAATTTTACCATAGCAGTCATGATCAACTGCGAGACTTTTGTATTTGCTTATGTCTGTCATTTAGTATATCCTTTCTGTAATATCTAAACATATAGGATATTTATATAAATTTACAAGGAACTTGTCAATGAAATTTTTTTTAACAGTCTACATTTGTTCAACCGTAGCGGGTAGTTGCTTTACTAATGATAGTTATCCTAAGCCCCAAGACAATTATTATGATTGTGTTCGAAATGGGCTTTCTGAATCACACGATATATTGTATGGTGAGGACTTCTCAGAACAAGATGTAGTGCGTTTAAAATTGTACCCTAAGTTCATGTGTGAAGAAGTTATTATCCCACCATCTAAACCAGCTTAATTATATCTCCAATAATATATTTAAATTAAACCTATTTGGATCTTTCTTAGGTGCAATTCCTCTGTGATACAATTTGCTAGGAAAAAGAAAAGCCTCAGATTCTACAGATTCATAAAATTTAATTTCATCGTTTACTTTAAATTCAGTGCCACCATCATTTGTATGTAAATTATAAATGATAGAATAAAAATTATCTGTAGGTGCATCTTGGTGCATCTCCATAATTGCACCAGGGCAATACCAGTTCCAATATACTCGGTGTAATTTTTTAAATTTCATATAAGAATTTTGTTCTATGAGGTCTTGAATGAATACAGCATAGCTATTTAAACTTTCATGATTAACATAAAATCTATCAGGTTGAAAAGATGCATACGTTAGACCTGCATTTATTGTGTTTAATTTTTTATTTAAATGATTATCAAAACCAAAAGACCAGGTGCCAACTTTATACAGTAAATCTATAATTCTATGATTAGTTTGTTTAGGAACGTTTGTATTAATTTTTGTTATC